GCGTTTCGACTGCTTGGGGGTCTCAACACCCAGCAGCACACCAGCGAAGTGTTTCTCGGCAATCTTCTTGGCATCTGCCTTGTTGTTGGTGCCGGTGCAGTGCTTCTCTCGGATGCCGTTGACTCGTTCCTCGGCGTACCAAGTTGCGCCTACCTTATTTGATCTTGTGTATAGTGTCATTATGTTCTGTCCTTGTTTCTATAACTCTGCTGGTTCCCTTACTGATGAGTAGTCTGGGCTGTCTACTTGACGCTGCCCAGACCAGTTGTAGTTGGCACCACACTCACAGGTGTTGACCAACCCCGCTAACTCGACTTCCTTGGTGCAGTTGTCGCACTGGCCAACCGCATCCAGATCATTCTTCCTGTCTCTCTTGGTTATGATTATCATGTTAGTTTATACCTCCCTCTCGTCCACTGAAACCGTGCCACCTTGCCTTGCTCCAACGGTGCATTCGCCATCCTCGTTGAACGCATCCCCAGCCACTGTCCCGAGGATATTGAAGCCCCCAATACGATCCCTCAATTGTACCTGCGCTCGGCAGGCTGAGTAATAGTATCGGGTTGTGTATCTGACCCCGTTACCGCTTCCGCTATTATATGTTGCTTTGTATTGTTTCATTATGTTCTGTCCTTTCTGATTCAAGTCCATTCGATTAGCACCTCACTCCGATCCTCTTCTAAGGATTCCCAAGTTGCCTTCTTTCCGCAGTCGAGGCAGGTCGAAACCCCCTGTTGATTGAAGGGGTCACCCTCACCCTGCCTGCGTTCATGTGAGCACTGACCGTTGGCCCTTGCCTTGCTTAATCCTCGAGCGATCTGCCCGAGCCGGTTTGTTTGTATGTCGAAGTCGTTCATTATGTTCTGTCCTTGTTTCTATAACCTTTGAAGATTCTCCCTAATTATGTCGCCGTGCTCTTTGCCTGTGGCAATGAGTTGATCTCTCTGCTCAACACACTCCCTCCTGTACTCAGTTTTCCAACACCAGATGGGTTCCCATTGGCGCGACACTTCATCCTTAATGAAGCACTTCAAAACGTAGCAAGCCTCGTCCTCGAGCTCCCATGTTCTCTCTGGGAACTTTTCAATTACAAACTTACGCAGCTTGTTTGGCGCAGCAGAGATACGCAACTGACCTTCGATGTTCTCACTGTACCCAAAGTCGTTACCCAACTTTCTATCGATCCACTTGTTCATGTTTATTGTCATTATGTTCTATCTTACTTAAATGTGAGGGTGCCGTTGTTGATTTGCAGGGCGAGGTCGATGCCGAGGAGCTTGAGGAACTCGTCCTCAATATCCCCGATCACTCGGTCAGTCTCCTCCACCTTGGCGGCATCCAGCAGGCTCTGGACGAAGAGGAACTTCTCGGTGTCATGTGCCCACTTGATAGCATCCTTGAGCGTTGGGATGTACTCCCAGAGGTAGCTGCCGTTCCGGCGGTTTGTGGCTTCGTCCCTTGTTGCGATCTTCAGTTTGATTTTCATTGTTCTGTCTTTCTGACCCCTTCCTCGGGGAGCACTTAATGTACATACAAGTAGAGTCTGAGTCAACCTTGTATATGCATTTATTTCACTTTTATTTCATGGGGGGAATTAGCAAAAAAGCCCCTAAAACAGGGGCTTTTCGCGTTTGAATTTATTCTGGCAGTATAATTTCAAACGATTTTAGAGGTGAATGGGCCGCTTCATGCTGCTAAATCCCTCCCCACAGCGGTGATGCCATCCTCGTTCTTGAGTGTCATGCGGTTCATTACAAACGGCGACACGTTAGTGTCATCATAATGATGGTGCTCGAAAGCAGCCCATGCCGTGAGCCCAGACAGTGCGTTGGTGTACTGGTAGAGCCTTACAATGGTTGGATCATTTAATAATCTGTTAATGGATTCCTTGTTTGTTATTGTCATGTGTTCTGTCCTTTCTGTTTATCGTTTGGTTTCTGTTAGTGTAAATAGATCCTTGGTGGAAACTTCTTCAGTCCCGAATCTCGGCATGACCATGTTGTAGAGAAACTTCTGTCCCTTCTCTAATTCACGCAGTCGCTTGTTCATGCTCTCCATCTGGGATATCTGAGCGGCAGTGTGATCCGCCACAACCTCCGGCACTGTCCGCTTGAATACCGGACGCTTTCCGTTGGATGTTCCCAACGTGCTGAACTTAATGATCTGACCTTTGCGGAGGCCAGTAACTTCCTTAGCAATCAGAACCTTTACTGCTGCCTCAATATTTCTGAATGCTTCTGGGCTAACCTTAGAAAAGGCAGCTTCATCACCAACAGAGTTACCACTGTTTGCTGCGTTTAAGATGAACCTTCTAAGATTCGTTTTATTTATCAGTGCCGTCTTTATATCTGTCTTCTTCATGTCTATGTTTTTGTTATCTTGTATAATTAATATCACGAACAGTAATCATTCTTCTTCTTTGATTGGCCACTTGCCATCGAAGGCAAACGAGCCGAGTTCCTTGTAGTTGTCCTTGCCTTTCAGCAGCCGAAGGAAGGTGACCTTCCCCGGGGAACCTGCCATGCAGTCCATGTCCTTCACTGCGAGCAAAGCCATGCGGTGTGTTCCCTCGAACTTAGTGTCGAGCCTCACATGAGTTGTGTGCCTTGGTGCCTTCATCATTAATCCCATTTACCTTGTTGATCTCTCTTGTGCATAAACCAGAACATCTTGGCCTGCCTCCTCGCTTCCAGTTGAGCCTCGCTCACCGACCAACCGTTTGATGGGCGGATGGGGAGCGGCTTGGGCTCGTTTGTTTTCTTGTCCTTCATATCAGCTTCCTTAAATTTCCCCGTCCAGCGTTAGCGCCCACTCAGTCCGCAGGTGCCACTTGTGCTGGAAGATTCCTGCTTTTTTCACCTTCAGCCCCAAGGATTGAAGAGCAGCAAATGCATTGATTGACCTCTTCGAGTCCCAGCTATCGGTTATGCTAGTCAACTGGAACTCCGTCTGGGAGCGGATGAAGTTCTTGATGAGCTCGGTGTGCTTCCCGTTAAACTCCAAAACATCCGCTTCCTTGCCGAGACCCCCTGCCGCACAGTCACCAGAAACTGCCAGCAGCCTTAAGTTATTCTTCTTGGATTTCATTTTGTTCTGTCCTCTCCCCTTCCTCGGGGAGCCCCTAATGTATATACAAGTAGAGTCAAAGTCAACCCTGTAAATACATTAATTTTAAATTAATTTTAGAGGTTTTTTGTAAGAAAGGGTTGACAGTGTATGTACTACTGATATCGTCCCCCTCTGTGCCGTATTACGGGTCAGCATTTAAGGCAATTATGGAGAACATAAACAAACACCTGTGCTCATTTAGATTTGAGCAGGGGCTTCTAAAAAAACTAAAGCGAGTCGCTAAAATTCGAGCGACATCTATGACGGATATTCTTGAGAAGGCAATTATTAATTTGCCGGAGAAGGGTAAGAAAAAATGAAATTGCCCCCCAGCCGAGCCGAGTGGCCCGGGCGTATCTGGAGGGGCTTGGACAGAACATACGCGAAACAAACTAAACATAAATGAAACTAAAAATAAACATCAAAGATAACACAGAAAACACACCAAAGAGAGTCCCATGCCCAGAGGGCGTGCACAGCGGGGTCTGCGTAGATGTCGAGGACATGGGCTGGATCAACAGCCAGTACGGTTGGAAGGGCTACATTAAGTTCTTTTTTGAAGCCATGGTTGAGGACGAGGATGGAAACATTAAACCAATGCTCGTTAAGACCAAGCGACAGAATGCCGTGATTAGTGGAGGAGCTAGAAAGTCTAACCTTTACAACCTGTTGGATGGGTGGATCGGGGGTAGCTTCACTGAAGACAAGGAGTTCGACTTCACAACATTAATAGGTAAATCCGCCACTCTTATAGTTGAGGAGAGTAGTTTCCTTAATGATAACAGCGAGGAGATCCAGTGGTCATTCGTTGGTGTGGTGAAGAAAAACAAGAAGGCAGTCGAGCCTTCCGGCGAGTGGACACTCATCACCGAGCGTGACGGTTATGAAGCGCCCGAGTTCACCGCTCTAGGTGAAGGGCCGCAGGCGGCAAAGGATGAGCGTCAAGCCAAGCGGGACAAGGCTAAGGCTGACCGTGAGGCCAAGTCGGTCAAGGAGGAGCCAGCAAAAAAGGAATCCAACGGCGATGACGTTCCATACTAAACCGCGAATCCCCGAGCTTGGGGACTCACCGAGTAAGCTCCGGGTCTGTTTCGACATCGAAACGGGCCCAGAGCCCCTCGGGAGGGTCAAGGAGATGTTGCCGCCGATTAAGGTGCCAGCGAAATACAAGAAGGAGGATTCAATTGCCGAGTACCGAAAGGAGGCATCAAGGAATGCCATAGCCAAAGCCCCACTCGACGCAACTACAGGCAGGGTGCTGGCAATCGGCTACATCTACTCAGACGACGATGAGGTGTATGTGGTTGCCGATGATGACGAAAAGTCCCTCCTCGAGTCATTCTGGGCGCTTTACAGGCCGCTCTACTCCGCTCACTGGATTGGGTTCAATTCAAACTCATTCGATTGGCCCTTCCTTGTTCGCCGCTCCATGCGGTATGGGCTGACAATACCAATGGAGTTCTATCAGCCAATCAAGTGGCAGAAGAATCTCGTTGACCTAATGGAGCTGTGGGCCTGTGGCGAGTTTCAGAAGCGGATCAGCTTAGACAGGTTGGCGAAATACCTCGGTGTGGGGCAGAAGAACGGCAGTGGTGCCTTCTTCCATGAGCTGTGGAAGACCGACAAGGACGCTGCACTCGAGTACCTCGAGAATGACATCAAGCTCACCAAGGCCGTGTGGGACAAGATCGGATGGTAACCATAGGAATAGACCCCGGTGCTGGGGGTGGAATAGCAGTGAGCGACAACGGGTTAATCACCCTACACGCTATGCCTAAAGGTGAGCTGGCTATAACTGAGTTAATCACCCGTAAGCTCCCGAGAGTTGCATGGGTTGAGCAGGTCAGCGGCTATATAGGCACCCCACACCCCGGCAGCAGGATGTTCAGTTTCGGTGCCAACTATGGGTGCATCCTTGGGGCCATCCACGCTCTTGAGTTCCTTAGTGGCAAGGGCTGCGAGGTAAACCTCGTGAGGCCACAAAAGTGGCAGAAATGGTTAGACATGGGCAACCGAACATCAGCCAACGTGGACAAGCCGGAGTGGAAGCGGATGCTGAAGCGTGAGGCTATAATTAGGTACCCAAAGCTGAAGATTACAGACAAGACCGCAGACGCCCTGCTGATATTAGATTACGGGTTAAGCAAGCAGAAATAAACAATAAACAATACAATGAAAAGAAAGAAAGAATACACACCCCAAGGATTCGCCCCGCTCATGGCTGGGCCCGCTTGGGAGAAAGTTGCCGAGGCTATTGCCGAATACTTCGGTAAGACACTTGAGCTGGTTAGGTCTCAAGGGAGGCAGGCTGAGCTCATCACGCCGAGGTTTTTAACATACTACATCCTGCATAAATACTACGGGCTTAGCTCCAAGACTGTGGGGAGATTATTGAACCGAGATCACGGCGCTGTGCTCAGCGGATGCAAGCAGTTTAACAACTGGATTGACACTACTAGGTATGCGAAGCCACTGCTAACAAAGTGTATCCAAGTGGTGGAAGAGGTATCGGAACAAGATGGGTTCATGGTGGGAACAAGAGGGGAACAACCGAAGCAACAAGGTGTGAACAAGGTCGAGGGTGCTAAGGGTAAGAAAACACCTAAACCCTCAGTAAAAGCGGAAAAACCCTCCGAGTTGTTCCCAGCTTACAAACAAAACACCGAAAATGACCCCTCTCTCTATAAATATATATATAAGAATAGTAAGGGGGTTACTAAGGGGGAAGCCGTCGAATACACACTTCCGCTTCGGCTCGACAACCCAGATTTCTTTGAAGTTTGGAATGAGTGGTTGAAGCACCGAGGTGACATCAAGAAGCCTCTCACCCAGAACATGGTGAAGGCACAACTGAAGATGATGACAAGAGAGGGTGCTGCGGTATCAATCGAGACTATGCAGCTCAGCATGGAGCAGGGTTGGGTAGGATTATTCACAGACAAGATCACGGGAGGAAAAAACAATGCACGTATCAAAAACAATAAAAACATTAATGCCGGGTATAACAAGGGAGACGGCTCAGCCTACGAAGACAAAGCTCGATCAAGAGGCGCTGAAGAAGTGGGCGAAGCATTTTCACTTTGACCCCTGTAAAGATCCGTCGCTGATGAAGCTACTCAGAGCAGGTGCCGAGTTCGCGTCAGACCTATGCTACAAGTACGAGTCGCCTCGTTGGCTCACCTTGGTTGGTAAAAGTGGCACGGGTAAGACTCACATGGCCCGAGGCATCTGGAAGACATGGAGCCGCAAGGCAATGTGGTACGAACACAACGGGTGCAACCTAGTTCGAGAGGGTCAGTATCACAGGTTTGCCAAGATGGTGAATGACATGAGGGCAGGCGGTTACGGCATCTTCCAGAGCTGTGCAGACTGCGACTTCCTCACGCTCGATGATGTGGGCACCGAGTACGCCTCTGAGTTTAGCCAGAGGCAGCTCACAGGGATGCTAGACCAAAGGGAACGCAAGTGGACGGTGCTAACCAGCAACCTCACGCTTGATGACATTGCCAAGATCGATACTCGGATCGTTGACCGCATGATGAGGGGCAACAACGAGGTCATCGAGGTGGACACACTCAGTTATTCATTAAGAAACTGAAAGAAATCGAATGAAGTATAAAAAAGCTAAAACCAAAACAATAACAACAGTCTTGCCTAGCGGCAGGACTAAAACACAAGAGTTCAACTTAAACGACCCATTGGATCAACCTATGTTGCTCACGTTAAACCCAGACAAGATAAACAAAATGTGGTCAAGTCTCGATGCTGACTCGAAGCGAATCCTCCTTCACTTAATAAAAGATACCGACTTAACCGGCACACCTCCAAACCTAAGCTAAGTATATTCATGGACAGAACATACGATTACCACAAGGTACCAACGGGAATACGGATCACTCACACGCTGTGGGTAGTGTTCGCGTTCGGAACTATAATCTCGCTACTCATTTTCGGGTGGCAGTAAAACAAGGACAGAAAATGAACAGAACATTCAAGGCAACGGTCACCCTCGGCAAGAGTCAACTCGCTAAGTTGATTTGTTGGGCGGTGAAGAATAACTGCTCGGGAGGATTAACCTTCGGGGCTAACCTAGACGATGACACAGCTCGAATGGAAGTGTCAGTGGAAGAGGCACGGGCAGCAATAGCCGCAACGGCTGACCTACCCCGCAAGAGGAAGTCACCCAAGCGGATCAAGTCATCCGCAAGGCCACTGGTGAGGACAGCCTCGGGAGCGATTGACATCAATCCGTCACTCCTGTCACTGGGGCTCAGTCGAGAGACAGTGCTCCGAAGGAAGTGGAAGCAGGGCTCCAACCCTCACAGGCTGAAGGCAGCTATCCGCTGTGGGTGGAGAGAGGCGCTGAAGGCCAAGAACGCACACGCCTACCGTGACAGCAACGGGAAACGCAGCAGGGACATGGGGCCAACCTACAGCACCAAAGGCAACATCATGGGCAAGGCCGAGATGAGGAAGAAGGGGCTCAAGGACACATCTAAGGGATAAAGCAGGATAAGGGTGGGCTGGATAACACTGGCCCGCCCTTCCTTGGGCCTAGAGGGAGTATTGAGGACACTTTTAAATGTAAATAGTATGATGACTGCGGAGGAGGAGAGCAAAGCCCGTGAGGAGGCTCTGAGGGAGGATAGGGAGGATAGGGCCGCTTTAGTCCACACTGAGGACGATAACCTCGACGCCGCAAAGCTGGTGGGTCTCAACACAGCCGGGACTTGGGGCACAAAGAAGAGGTACGAGTTCAAGCCACGCTTCGATCCACCGAACTACGGATCAATCCACTACTGGCTTGCTTACGCTCGAGAGGTGCTACTCGAGGCTCAACGGCGCAAGGCATTCACCAGCGAGCTAAGGTGTGCTATCGAGGGGCTGAAGGGGTTTGCAGCACAGCCGAAGGAATCTATCCACAACGTGGCTGCGTTTAGGATTCACAGTGAGCTCACAGCCATCCACAAGGGCTACTCTAGGTCGTCAAGCTGATCACAAGCTGAGTACAGGTGTGTGAAGCTCTTTACGTAGCCGTAAGAGGTTTATCACGCTTATTGTGTGGGCCGTGGCAGACGCTAACAGCTATAAGCACAAGCGACCGGAGAAGTACCAAGAGATACTGTCGCTGCGTAAGGAGGGTAAGAGCTACAACGAGATCACCGCTATCACTGGCGCTGCGCCCAACACCATTAGCCGCATCTGCTATGAGAATGCAGAGGAGCTGGGCAAGTGGAAGAAGCGCGTCAGCAACAAGTTGGGAGAGGCAATTGACCTGTTGAGTGATAGGTTGGTGAGTGAGGGGGATAAATTATCAGTAGGTCAGATTCCCGTCGCCATCGCGATAGCTTTGGATAAGAAGGCTGCTCTCGACGGGGACAACGTTTCCCATGTCGTTCACCACAAAGGTCTTAGCCACACAGAGATGGCTGACAAGCTCGCAGAGATGAAGTCCGCCAAGGCTGTGGACGTTGACCTTAGTTGATTGTGAATCATCTCCCAGCACACCCAGAATGGAGCAGCCAGAGCGATCTGTGCTCAATTGGGTGTAGATTGGGTGTGAGCAGAGGGGGCGGGGGGGGGTCAATCGGCTCGAGACAAGGAAATCAGAACGGGTTGCAGCCACTACTTTTTTTTTATGAAAAGACATCAACCAACCACTAAACCTGCATAATGAGAAGATCATTCAAGCGCAGACCAGTGTGTTCCTGCTGCCGTGGGAAGCTGCCTAATTTACACAAGCACACTTGCGGACACTGTGAGCGCAACCATGGGCCTTTTACGTTTAAGCGAATGACGCAGGCTGACACTCCGAATTGGTACTGGGCTGAACCTTCAAAGGCTGACCCCAACTTTTTTGAGGAGGTAGTTGAGGAGGAGGTAAAAGTTTGAGCCCAGAGGCTAGGACAGAGATGGAGGGGTTCCGCAACATAGTGGCGGAGGTGATAGTGCAGGCTGCTCGGGACTACAGGAAGCTGAAGAAATGTAAGGGGGAGGAAGCTAAATTCGATGGGGCTAAGATCATCGTATCAGTTGAGCTCCAGCGTATAAAAGAGTTTTTTATGAATGGAGGAGCGGACGCCTACCTCGAGATGATGGACGGTTTGGAGCTTAAAGGGGTTGACCTCTTGGAGAGGCTCAAGGGCAGCACCGGGGATGGGTTTATGGGTAACCGAGGAATTTAGTGACGGCTAGATTATTAACAAAAACATTAGCAGTTAGAAAGGCTGCTTTATAGTCAATGGTGTTATGGTTATTAAGCTGGAGCAAGAACCGTCACTGACCCCGCCCCACGATTGTGGTGTGCGGGGAGACTTTAGCGCAGGGAATAGAGGTGTAGGAGAGCTGCACACAGGCGAACTGTCTTCTCGCTTTTGTTGAACACCCTGCGTTGTTTTCCTTCAACCTTATGAAATGGAAAACCGGAAGGAAATCATGCGCCTAGCCAACGAGATTGAAAAGCTCAAGGCAAAGGCAAAGCTGGGGGGTGGGTATGAGTTTGACGTTAAACTGAACAGGCGCGACCCCGGAAAATGGGTTCATGTGATGAAGACAGATTACTCGACGAAGGGAGATATAAAAGAACTTCTCAAGGATATCTGGGAGCTCTACAGGGAGGACGCCTACAGGGAGGTTAAAGTGGATCTCGATTGCGGAGAGGGCAGGTCAACTCTGCCGCTACCGACAGGGAAGCTTATACGCAAGTCGTGTCCCGATGGTTTTTAAGAGCATAGCCCCCAATAGTTAAATGATAGACCTACCACTAAGCGAGAGCGAGCCCGAGATGGAGGGGGGAGACTTCTTTATACTGAAGTATGTGGACGCCGACGGGGGAACCGTGGAGGCATTGGCTCGGCAGAACGAGGATGGGGAGATTATTGTGAACGCAAAGGCGAGCGCAAATATGTGCGTGAACTTTTCAAATGAACTGGTAGATGAATGGGTAAAGAAGGAGTTTGGTAATGGCGAAAGCATGGATTAAAAAAGCGGCAAAAGGCTTGGGCCTTACGGTGGATGAGTTGAAGGGTTTACCCGGGGTTGATGGGTACATAACCGAGCGCAAGGTTGGCCCTAACTTAGGCTATATGATCAGTGACGAGGGGATAGCCTTCGCTAAGAACAGAATGAACCCTGTTAGTAGGCCCGACCCTAATCTAGCTATAAGGGCTAAGATCGTCAAGAGGCCAAGGAACCGGCGACTGCTTATATGCAGGCTAGAGGGGGACGGTATGCCCCTAGCCGAGGGCTCAGAGCAGAGCGAGGCTATTGTGAGGGTGCGGAACAACCAGAACTGGTCAGCGGGGCAGATTATAGAGCTCGACTCAGTTGATAGTGAGGGGCTGTGGCGCCTAACGCACAGGTGGACTCAATGGGAGAAGAGAAGAAAAAACTGACCCAGTGCGAAATGCTGGAGGTAGAGGTTATGAATTTAATTAACCGAGCCTACGATGAGTATGACCTCCCGCAGGAAGCTATATGGGGGGTTTTACTAAAGGGGTTGATGAGGGAGACAATTAGCCACATTGGCAGCGAGTACTTCCTAACAGAAGAAGATTTAGAGGATGAAGAGTAATATGGAAATCAAGACAGCAATGGGCAAAGAGGCCCACACATTGGCGCTGAAGTTTGTAAGGCTTCTTGACAGCAAGCAACAGGATTATGGTTCAGAAAACATAACTATAAGTGGAGAGCTTGGCGTTGTTGTCAGAGCTCAAGACAAGCTGTGCCGTTTGAAGCACTTACTAGCAAAAGGCGGGGATGTAAACCATGAGAGCGTTGAGGACTCATGGATGGACTTGGCTAACTACGGCATAATTGGTCACATGCTGCATAACGGGGTTTGGCGCTAAATGTAAACACAAAACGAGGGCAGCAGAGTCTTGTGGATGAACGCAGGGCTATGGAAGCATTTTCGACTCAGTTTGGCATGGGCTGGGTGGAGACTCCCCGAGGTAAACCAGCTAGGGTTGATGGTTTACTCATTAAAAGTGGGGAGCTCAACGGTGTTGGTGAAGTTAAGTGCAGATACAACTTAACCCTAAAGCACTTCACTGACGCATTTAACATGGAGTGGCTTGTCACCTTGAGCAAGGTTGAGAAGTGCAAGGAAGTGGCCGAAGGGCTACAAGTTCCGTTTATAGGTTTTATGTTTTTAGCAGACGAGGGGGACAATGGTCTCCTTCTGTGGAAGCGCCTTGACCAGATAAAGCTTGAAACGAAGTGGACTGATTCCAAGAAGAACTGTAACGGGGGACACGCCCGTAGGCTAAACGCATTCATCCCCATGAACCAGTGTAGGGCTCTGAGGTTATGATCAAGCTAACCGACCATCCAACCCTATACAAACCGACAGAGGATGAGATCCTCGAGTTTGAGAAGGCTAACGGCAAGGATGCCACTGTAGAGCTCCTCATGGGGCGTGAGGAGAAGATACGCCTCGAGAAGAGTGACCCCTTCAATCACCGAAACATCCTGCCCCACTGGCAGAAAGCGAGCGACCTCCTCGAGGAGCACGACCAGCTACTGATCAGCGGAGGCAACCGCAGTGGAAAAACAGCTTTTGCGAGCTGGTATGTGACGAAGCTGTTGGACGAGATCCCCGGTGCCCGTATTGCCTGCTTTAGCATGACCCACCAGAGTAGTATACGGGATCAGCAGCCCTCAGTGTATGAGATGCTTCCCCAACGCTATAAGAAGATCAAAAGGGGTGTTGTGCAGAACATCAAATACACCCAGAAGAATGGCTTCAGTGATGGCACGTTTGTTTTCCCTATAAAGCTAGACTCACCAGACGAGCCGGGGAGTCAGTGCTGGTTTAACGCCTACCAGCAGCCCATGGATATCCTAGAGGGATTCGAGGCTGACCTTATATGGTTTGACGAGCTGGTGCCATTTAGTTGGTACGAGACGGCTGCTTTTCGGTTGGTAACAAGAAAGGGGAAGATGCTGATCACAGCCACACCAATAACTGGCTATACTCCCGTATACGGCAGCTTTGTGAACGGGGCACAGGTCACCGAGTCGAAGCCTGCCAGTTTAATTGATGGGCCAACAGTTCAAGGGGTTAAGAACGGTGAGATGCCGTATGTAATGGAGTGCATCGACGCCAAACGCTCGGTGATGTTCTTCTTCACCGACATGAACCCGTACAACCCTTATGAGCAGATGGAGAGAACGCTCTCGGGTGAAAGCTCGGTACAGATTAAGATAAGGGCATACGGTTATACCGATAAGAGCAGCGGCAACTTCTTCCCGAAGTTTGGTAAGGCTCACATTATCGAGCCAGAAAAGGTGCCGAGTGAAGGAACGAATTATATGTGCGTTGATCCTGCTGGGAGCAGGAACTGGTCTATGCTTTGGATTCGTGTTGATAGGGATGACAATATATACGTTTACCGTGATTGGCCCGACAAGGCGTCTTACGGGGAGTGGGCTGTGCCGGGGGATAAGGCCGAGGGCTCGATTGGCCCAGCGGCAAAACCAGAGGGCAGGGGGCTCTCGGAGTATAGGGACATGATTAAGGAACTCGAGGGTGAAGAGACTATCGAATGCAGGTTAATTGACCCCAGAGCAGGCGGGAGCAGGGCGATGACAGACGAAGGGGGCGAAACCCTAATCGATCTACTAAATGACCTTGGTTTAGACTTCTTTAAGGCACCGGGACTTCCTATCGAGCAAGGGATCAGCTTGATAAACGAAAAAATGAACTATAACCTTGACGAGCCACTGAGCGTATGTAATCAGCCGTCTCTGTTTATTAGCAGTGAATGCGGGAACTTGATTGACTGTATAAAGGAGGTCTCGGCTGCGGGGGGAGACAAGAATAAGTATAAGGATTTTGTTGACTGCCTTCGATACCTTTTGACGTTCGACCCTATTCATGTTGACGCCAACACTTGGAAGGCACACGGGGTTGGAGGAGGTTACGGATGAACAGTCTATTAAGTGATGATTCGGTTTTTGTGGGGTTCAAGGAGGCGAGCACTGCCTTGAACGTGAGTATCAGTTACTTGCAAAAAGTTGCGAATGCTGGAGCCTTGAAGACGTTTACGATGCAAGGAGGCAAGCGTAAACTTTACAGGGAGGATGTTATAAAGGAATTTAGGTTAAGGGAAAAAAATGAACGATAAACTATCTAGGGCAAGTGAAAAGCCCGATGTACTGGAGCTGCACACGGAGTATAGGAAAGCCATCGACGATGGGTTCACCTCTGAGCGGCTGGATTACTGCGATAAGCAGAGGCTTGCGGTCTGGGATGGTCAGAGCAAGGACTTCAAAAAACACGCAGATGACGAGGGTGGAGCCTTCCCATGGGAGGGTGCCGCCGATACAAGGCAGAGGTTGGTTGATACCACTATACGAACCTTGACTGACTTGTTGATGGTCGCATTCCGTCGAGCTCAAGTAAAAATAAACCCCGTAGAGGCTGGGGACTCTGAATCCGCAGCAGCCCTCAACACACTGTTCCGCTGGTTGGTTGGCTCCAAGCTCTACAATGAGCTGCAAAAGGAGGCTGAGCTGTATAGCGAATACGCACTGACCTACGGGTACAGCGCGATGTTTGTGGGCTGGGAGCAGTCATCAATACTCAAGCCGCAGGAGATCACCATGGAAGCACTGGCATCAATGGCTGAGCAAGGGGGCGCTGAAGTGGGCTTCACCTCAGAGATCATTGAGATGATGCAAGACCCCGAGTTTGACAACCAAGTTGCAGAGCTGTTTGTGGGGCTTGTTCCAAACGTCAAGAAACGGCGAGCACTCAAGATGGTCAAGGAACTTCGGGAGACAGGAGCCACTGAGGTGCCTATAGCTGAGATGCACAAGAATCAGCCGGTCTGTGTGGCTTTGAAGCCATTCGAGGACATAGTGTTTCCCGACGAAACGGTTGACCTCCAAAAAGCGAGGGTAATCTTCCGCAAGACCTACATGACCGAGGTCGAGCTAAGGGCAAAGATTCAAGAGGACGATTGGGACGAGAAGTTTGTTGACGCAGCGGTGGAGACGGCTGGCAAATCACAGGACGCAACCAACGTGATGATAAACGCCACAACACTGTCACCAAGCTTTGACACGAATCGGAACATGATCGAGGTCGTTCATGCCTACACTAGGCAGTTAAACGAGGACGATGTTCCCGGCATATATTGTACGGTGTTCAGCCCATACGCGACTCAGAACGAATCCGAGGAGCCCCTGTATGGGAAGCATGAGCTGGTTGGGTACGCTCACGGCAACTACCCGTTTGTGGAGTACCGCAGGGAGCGCCCAAGCCGCAGAGCCTTAACAGAGAGCAGAGGTGTTGCCGAGGTAAGCGCCTGCGCTCAGTCTGAGTTGAAGGCACAGCGGGATTCGATAATTGACAGGACATCACTGGAGACAATCCCGCCGATTCAGTATAACCGCAGGCTGGGGATGGCTAACAACCTCGGCCCAGCAGTCATGGTGCCGGTGAGTAAACCCGGGGACTATCAGCCACTACAACTGACCGCAGGAGTTCCTGCCACTTCGATGCAGTGCATTGAGATGATCATGCAGGATACGGCAGACTACTATGGCCTGCCCCACTCGAACATCCCTCCGGTTACAACTACACTCAAACAGCAGGCGCTGGTAAACAACTGGCTGTGCTCATGGACTGAGATTTATCAGCAGATGCTGGCTTTATCACTGCAATACCTGTCACCACAGGAGGTTGAGAGGGTCACAGGGGTACCACTTGAGGTGAAAGATTTGTCAACGATGCCAGACTTCATTCTGAAGTTCGATGCGCGTGACATGAACGATGACTATGTGCTCAAGAAGCTCGAGGTGATAGCCCAGCAACTGCTGCCGCTTGACGCTGGGGGGTCTATTGAGCGCAACGCGCTTGTCGAGAAGCTGGTTCGCAGCATAGCGCCGGAGTTGGCAGACGAGATCCTAGTTGACCAAGGCTCGGCATCTCAACGGATGTATAACGAAACCAAGAGCGAACTGGTTGGGATGATGGCAGGCTACGAGGCTAACTATCAAGAGAAAGACCCCGCAGCACAGAGCAAGATGCAGTATTTGGAGCAACTCGTTAAGGGCAACCCCAAGGCTCTAGAAGCCGCACAGAGCGACGAACAGTTCAAGTCGCTGCTAGACAACTACTCGCAGTCGCTGCAATTCAGTATGCAACAACAACAAAACGCCCAGATAGGTAGGATCGGGGTTAAACCAATCCAACAAGGACAGGGCCAACCCCCAGCCCAACAATGAACGCATTGGAATCAATAGGCGATAAACTGGCGACAGGAAACGCAGATGACCTGTTGGCAGGCGTCAACCTCCTACTGGATGAGAGCGTGGATTCAGAGATAGGTTTTGTCTCCACTCCCGGGATAGATGATGGGGAGAGGTCACACTCGGCTGGAAGGCTGGATGCATTACGATCATTCAAAGAACTCCTAAACAATGCTGTGACCGCAGCCAAAAAGAACAGGTAAATTATAGTACAACAGGTTTAACGGGTTTATCTCGCTGAACACATTAGTAAACAGAGCCCATGCAGCGTTATACCTGCGTGGGTTTTCTGTATTTACCCATCACAAAACAAATACTGAAGGGGACTTGCTCCCATTAAAGGCATGGCTGAAGGACAGAATACAGGCGACTCACTGCCCGAGACGCAGGAAGCAACGGAAGGGCTGAATAATTTAGGAGGTCTTATTGACCAAGCGGGACTTGCCAGAGTCTTCGGTGCAACCGAGGAGACTGAGCAGGAGGCTACTGAACCCGAGCCTACGCCACCCGCAAATGAAGCTGAAACAGGGGTAAAGGAATCTGATTCGCCAGAGTCGAGTGACGCTGGAAATGACGAGTCGGAAACTGAGTCGAAGGTTCTTTCTAATAGTGAAGATGATGACGAGCCAGTTGACGCTAAAGGTCAAGATGGTCTCCTCAAGCGGATCGGCAAGCTAACCGCGATTAGGCGTGAGACTGAAGATAAGGTCACCACGCTTGAAGACGAAAACGCTTCGTTAAGAACGCAACTTGAGCAGAAGGACGAGCAGTCTCCTACGGTTGTTGATAACAACAACCCGTTCGGGGATGTGAGGTCAGTGAAGGATGTTGAAAGCAAACTTCGAGAAGCTCAAGAGGTATATGACTGGGCCGAGGATCACCCTAACGGGGCGACTCAAGGCGAAAAGGATTACACCGAGGAGGACATTCTAGGGATTAAGCGAAGGGCTCGGCAGGCATTGAGGGAGTTGCCCAAACGCAAAGAGTTTCTGAACTCCGAGCGGGAAAACTCAAGAGCAGTGGAGGAAGCCTTTCCGTACTGGAAAGATCGATCCCACGAAATGTACCAACAGGCACAGGAGATCTTGAGAAACCGCCCAGAGATAAAGAAACACGCTGAGTGGAAGGCAGATGTCACCATATACCAACTAGGTTTGATGGCTTACAGCGAGTTGCAAAACTCGAAGAGCAAGAAGACCAAGGTTGCAAAGGCGACAGCTCAACCAACAAAGCCTGCCTCGGCACCGAGAAATACGGATGCCGAAACAAAGCGTAAAAATGGTGCCGTCAAAAACTTCACTGAGAGAAGGGATCGAGACTCACTAACTGAATTAATGAAAGGTTTTATTTAAGATGGCACAACTATTTGAAAGTGACTTCCAAGGAAGCGGTAGCGCCGGTACCTCCGGCCCAACTAAGAGGGAAGACCTCGCCGATTGGATTTCTTTAATCGACGCAAAAGATACTCCGCTGACGAGCATGATGCCCAAAGGCAAAGACCTTGGGAATATGTATCACCGCTGGAGTGCGGATGAGTACGAGGCAACAACCATTCTCGGTTATAGAGATGGCAAGGACGCGACTGATACAGTTGCGGGGGCTTTAGGTAATGGGGTCAGTCACGGAACTGAACACGCTCCCTATATCCAGAGCCACGCTCGGAACAGGGAAGAGTTGAGCAACTACGCTCAGTACTTCCGCAGGGCGACCAAGGTTAGCCCGTTGGCTACTGAGGTCACCAACCCCGTGGGAGGTAAGAACCTCCTCGCTCAAGGGATTGCCAAAAAAACCGTTGAGTTGAAACGGGATATGGAGGCGACCTTCCTAAGCGACAATTCTCCGCTAAAGGAAACTACTGGCGGCAGTGGAGTTCCTTATCGGACTAGGGCGCTGGGGCAGTGGGTAACGGAGACGGTCACGGCTGGAGATGCGGATATTCCCGCTGACTTCAAAACGCCGGGGGCAAGCACCATCGATGTTGGTTCTGCAACGGCGACTGACAGTGGTTTCAGTGAGGAGAATGTCCAAGGAGTTCTCGAGTCTATCTACAATGAAACGGGAAGCTCCCGCTCATATGACCTCATCTGTGGCACCAAGATCAAGCGAGCGTTTACTAATCTAACAAGCACAGTGGAAGGCGCTACCGTTGAAAAGTCGGCGGCCCACGTTCGCACGTTTAACCAAGAGCTGGGCAACACCACATTCAAGAACACCATCACGGTGTTCGAGGGTGATTTTGGTACGCTTAACATCCATGTGGACAACTTCGTTCCAGAGGTTACTCGGGGATATATTATCCCAATGGAGATGACCGAGCTTCGGTACGGGATGCTCCCTCGGGTGCAGTCCATTCCCAACTCGGGATCGGGCGAGGGTCGAATTGTTGAGGCAGTTGCTTCGCTTGTTGTGAAAAACCCGAAAGGGTTTGGCAAGTTCTCATCTGCGGCTGCGTAATCGTTCTCATGCTTGTTAGCTTAGAAGGGCTAGATGAGGGTCTCGTTAGCGGGATGCTTGACGAGTTCAAGACAGGCTGGAACAGGCAAAAGGTTGTAGCCCGGGCCGCTCAAAAGCGGCTCGGGCAGACCAACCAAACGGAGCGCAAGTCGGTTGACGGCTTGGGCGCTATGAAAGCGCAGATAAGCGCGGATAGTTATCATTACTGGGGGCAGCGGTTAGGTTATGATTGTTGGAATGACAAGAAGTTCATGAACAACTACCTAACAGACAACCCACAGTGCAAGGTTAAGAGTAAGGGAACCAAACTACAAGTTGGGCACGGTTCCACTCCAAAGTATAGGAAGAGTTACGGTTGATGCTAACACTTGATTTTGGAACAGTACTAAACGGGGTAGCCCAACTAGCGGGGTTGGACAGAGATAATCTGCCAACCCATTTTTTTAAGCAGGTCAGAGACTTGGCAAATCGTCGGTTAGCGATTGCCTACACATCAGCTCCTTGGCCCGACTTGGTGAGGGTAGTGAACCTTACCACAGCAACCTCAGATAAGTTCACCATGACATCAACCATGGGTGACGTTATAGAGGTTTACCAGAAAGACCCACTGCTAACCACAGAAGCCATCCCCCAGAGCTACAGGCTATACGGTGATGGCACCAACAGGTTCATATACACAAGGGGAGGCCAGACGAGTGTGTATGTGGAATACAGAGAGGCGAGAATAGACCTAACAGGGGATGTGTGGGTAGCAGGAACCTACTTCTATAATGCTCAAGCATATTACAGTGCACCAGATGTGTGGGTAGCGGGAAGTTTCTACTCAACCCCAACGATCACAGCGGCAAATCCCCCTTCTTCGCCTTGGGTAGAGATCAAGATACCAAACCGATTTATGGGTTACTTAACCCAAGGAATTTATACAGATTACTTAACTGCGAATGGAACTCCAAACCCACTCGAGGAGCAGAAAGCCGAGGGGCTACTGTCAATCGAGCTGGATAGCCTACACAGGGAGCAGGGGCAGGTTCGCAAACCAAAGGTAAGCACTTACTAGAATATGAAAGTTAGAGCAGTAACAGGCGCGAGAACAATCACGGCGAATAGCAGTGGTACGTTTAAGACGGTCACAGGGGCATTGGCCGCAAACGACTACAGAAAGTCATTCACTTTAATAAACATGGCGGTAGGTAAACTGCTCGTAAATTTGTCTGGAACCGCCCCAACAGCCACGGCTTGCCACTTCGTTCTGCCGGGATGCACTTCGGCAGCAGACGGCACGGGCGGCACATTAAGTGTGGATGGATTTGTTGGGGTAGTGACGGTAGATGCAGGGGGCAGTTACTCAGTTGTTGAGTTCGGTTAAAATAAAATATCATGGGAGCAAAATTTAGCGGCGGTGGAGCCACAGTATTCCACGATAGAACGGACTCTCCCGGCGAGATAACAACCTCGCTGATCAACGCCAGCGATGGGGCTGGACTCCACTTAAACGGAACGAGCGGGAACATCAGCTTTACGCCGACCAACCTCGGCACGAAGTTCAGTTTCGAGTTTATTATTCAAGCGGACGAATGGAAAACTTCTGGAAGTCAACATTTTTTGTGCGATTTTCGCGAGGCGACAGGTGACAATGACAGAGTGATTTTTGGCACTCTTGGCGATCCCGGAATTACGGGTGAACTAGGCGTTTACAGTCTCGCTGGAGGTTCTGGCGGTTGGAACGCTTTCACAGGCAACCCCAAAGTGTTGGACGACTTAAAAGTCCATCACCTCGTTCTCACAATAGACGGCACGGCGGCGATTCTTTACGACAACGGCAACCAAATTGGGACAGCAGCATTGGCGGTTGCTCCGATTATAAACAATGCTACACAGGCGAGAATAGCATCAGATTATGTGGGTGGTTCTCATTTCTTCAACGGCACTATATATCGAGCAAGATTATTCAATCGGGTTTTATCCCAAACAGACGTAACCTCGGTATATGAATCAGCTTCCATAGATTTCGCCGACCAGTGGGGGGAGCAGACGAATCAGATTACTGCTGCTGTTGATAAGAATTGGGGAACCAATGCGGCTGACGCAACAGAATTTAACGCCGCGTATGACTGGGTGAGCTATCATACTTCGACGATAGCCGTGGCTAGCAATGTGCTGACATTTAGCACAGCAGCCAATGAGCGTGGCGTATATATCTCTTCTGGAGGAGGTGTCTCTCTGAGTTCGGGCAAACGGTATCGCGTTACCATTGCAACTGGAACCATTACGGGAACAACATATAGTGCGTACACCTATAAAACTGGAGCGGGCGGTGGATTTGTCAATGAAGGTGCGCTGGCAGCTTCATCAACTAATGTAATTGAATTTACAGCTCCAGTCCCATGTGATGGTAATTTTCACATCTTGTCGGATAATGCAACGGCGGGAACAATTCAACTTAACGCAGCGAGTGTCAGCACCGAATTAGTCGCCGCTGGCTGCGCCTTTGACCTCGACCTCGCTTACGCCAACCCAACGCAATCCACCATCGTCCAGAATCGAAGCGGTTCTGGAGACGGAACTGCCGCTGGCGGGGTGACGCAGATTACTGCGATTGAAGCGGTCAACACGAACAAGCTATCTGTCGGCGGCACGACTCCGCGAGTTGGCATTGGTTTG